AGGACAACCGATTGCTATTACGGTAGAGGGTGCTAATATTCTTACACGTTCTCTCATCGTTTTCTCTCAGGGCGCTCTGAGATGTCATCCTTTTCTGGGTCGTGAGATTGAGGCGGCAACCACCGGAAATGAAAAAGAATTTAGAGCAGCATTATTCGGTCATATTAAATATACGTTATCTAATATTTTTAAAGCATTTGGCAATAACCTCCTAAATAGAATGTTCGTAACTCTCCCAAAAACCACCTCTGGGAAAGATGAGACGATCACTTGGATTCAGGGCAATAAACTTCTCAAGAAGTATTATGGTAGGCTTGGTCAAGAATCGAGGAATTTTGCACTTCTGAGCGATATAACTCTCATGATTCTTGGTGGATCTCTTAAAAGGAAACAAAAAATATCTGGTAGATTTGCGGATATACTCTCCGAAATGTACATTATGTCTGCCGTTCTAAAACGATTCGAATGTGAAGATAGAAATAAAATTGTATCCCCTATAGTTGAATGGAATCTTCAAAATTCTTTGTTTAAGATCCAAACGTCATTTGAAGAGATTTTAAATAACTATCCAACCCCATTTTTAAGAGGAATTCTGCGAGAAATCATTTTCCCTCTGGGAAGAAGATACGCTCCACCGTCCGATAATCTAGGACACGACATTGTAAGAAATGCATGTGAATTTGATCTTTCTGAGAATAATGAATTAATGTCGTATCCATTATCCCTGAGAAATAGAATCATTTCGAAAACCTTTTTATCTAAAGATCCGAAGGATCCGTTAACGAAAATGGAAGAAGCTAGAATAACAAATAACAAAAAACTGTGTTCAGAGGTTATATCTGTGGATAAGTTTGTTAAGAGAATAACCCTCTATGCACGACTGTCTCTCGAAAAATAAATGAAAAAAAGGTTTACTTCCCTAAATTAGTGTGATATAATATACATATAAATTGATAAAGGAGCATGGATTATGGATGTAAATGAATTAACCATTGAAACAATCATCAAAGCGTATGATTTCGAACCTATGGCAACTAGAGAAGAACTCTATGTTATAGGTGTGATCACCGAAGTTCGAGTAAATTCATATGTTATTGATGTCCTAGTAGATTCGTGGTCAGAAGATAGAGATTATTCTCGAGTTGGTGAGGAAATTATCGTTCCCAAACCAAAATATATGATGCACGATTTTGAAGATAGAATAATGATTGCCGAAGAACACACACTACATTAAAAATTATGAGAAAAGAAAATTTAATATTAGTCGATGTTGATGGAGTTCTGCTTGATTGGGAATGGGGGTTTTATGATTTTATAAAATCTCGATACCCAAACCTCAAACTCGTAAATCCCGATGCATATAAAGTTGGAGAAAAATTCAATATAACAGCAAAAGAGGGTAGAGCGCTTTCTCGAGAATTTAACAATTCTGCTAGAATTGGATATCTTAATCCTCTAAGGGATTCTGTTAAATATGTGCGAAAACTCTATGAAAGGGGTTATATGTTTCATGCTGTCACCTCACAGAGCTTAGATCCATATTCACAGAAATTAAGAATTTCAAATCTCGAGAATCTTTTTGGGAAGGTGTTCGTTGATTATACTATACTTGATACTGGTGCGAATAAAGGTGATGCCCTGAAGGATATTACTACAAAATATCCGGGAGAAAAGTTCTACTGGATAGAAGATAAGGGAGAAAATTTAGATGTAGGAGAAGAGTTTGGGTTGACTGGGATTTTAATGTCGCATTCACATAACACGGAATATGTGGGGAACAGAGTATATTATTGGGAAGAAATACACAACTCTATTATATATGGTGACTCCACTTTAATAAATTAAATAAGGATTTTAATGAAGATTGAATTATATTCAAAACCAGATTGCTCTTTTTGCGTGAGCGTGAAAAACTGGTTTGATAAACACAATGTGAGATATTCGATATATGACATAACCGAGAAGGATGAGTATTTTGATAATTGGTCTAAACTTGGACAGAGAACTGTACCACAAATTGTTATAGATGGTAAGTATCTAGGTAACTATGATACATTGATGAAGTCTAAGGAGTTATTTCTCTTTGAGAAAAAAGTTACAATGACCACCCCCTCCGAAACTTATAAACCATTTAGATATCCTTGGGCTGTTGAATTAACAAAGAAACATGAGCAATCGCATTGGATTGAAGAGGAGATCGATTTAAGTGATGATGTGTCCGATTGGAAAAAGAATGTATTAAATCCTTCAGAAAAAGAATTTGTTATGCAGGTGCTTAGATTATTTACACAATCTGATGTTGCGGTGGGTCAGAACTATTATGAATATTTTATACCAAAGCTAAAGAATAATGAAATTCGTAATATGCTTGGATCATTTGCTTCGAGAGAGGGTGTTCATCAAAGAGCGTACGCATTGTTAAATGATACTCTCGGACTTCCGGAGTCTGAGTTTCATGCATTCCTCGAATATAAAGAGATGGAAAATAAAGTAAACTTTATGAGGGATAATGATACCTCTAATTATTCCAATTTGGCTACTGCTATAGCTAAATCTGTATTCTCGGAGGGCATTTCTTTATTCGCATCATTTGTAATGCTCTTAAATTTTCAACGATCTGGTAAAATGAAAGGAATGTGCAAGGTTGTGGAATGGTCTATTCGCGATGAATCTATGCATGTTGATGGTATGTCTCAGTTATTCAGGGAATTTTGTGCTGAACATCCGAGAGTTGTTACAGACGAATTTAAAAAAGAAATATATTCAATGCTTCGAAAAACTGTGGAACTAGAGGATAAGTTTATTGATCTTGCGTATGGCGATAACTCTGGAATTGATAATCTTTCAAAAAAAGAAGTTAAAAAATATATTAGGTACATTGCAGATCGTAGACTTCTTCAACTCGGGTTAAAAACTAATTTCAAGGTAAAGGATAATCCACTTCCGTGGCTTGATTGGGTTCTTAATGCACCGGATCATACTAACTTCTTCGAAAACCGTGTGACCGAATATGAAGTGGGTGGGCTGAAAGGATCTTGGAGCGATGTTTACTAATTATTATATATATATTTATTTAACATCGTGAATAATATATATGACATGGATATACCGGGGGAAGGAATATGATCTTATTGAGTCAGATCCTAAAAAGATACACGGATTTGTTTATGAAATAACTAATCTAAATAATGGTAAAAAATATATAGGTAAGAAATCGTTTTGGGCTAGAAAAACTTATCAAAAGAATCTTAAGAGAAAGAAAAAAATAGTTGAATCAAATTGGAAAGATTATTATGGTAGTTCTGAATTATTACTTGAGGATATTCTCTCTGAGGGTAGAGATAATTTTGAAAGAATTATTCTTAAACTGTGTAAGACTAAATCAGAATGTTCCTATTTCGAAGCAAAATATCAATTTGACAGAAAAGTTTTGGAATCAGATAAATACTACAATAGATGGATTATGGTTAAAGTTCGAAAATCTCATTTAGCAAAATATTTTACAAATACTTAAAAGTACATTATAATTAGAGGTATTACGAGATGAGTGATTATTATACAAGAGAAGACATTAAAGGTAAGGTCGCTGCTTTATTAATGGAGTCTGAATGGACTCAGGAACCAAATGTTAATCTGTCGGTGTCCGAACTTGAAGCGTGGGATAAGTATAGACAAGAACTCCGGGACTTTCCAGAAGAAATTTATCAAGAAGAATTAGCAACAGGACAATGTGCCGAAAATCCAATATGGCCAAAGAAACCAGAGGAATAAGAAATGAAATATATATTAAGATTAGCAATATTAGTAATGTTTTTAACTGTAGTAATTTTATTATTAATCTTGCCAGAGACAGTGGGTAATAAAGTATTTACAGATCCGGAAATGTCAAAGATAACGGAAGTTATCAATGAATATAACTGATACAGCAAAAAACCAATTCTCTGAAATAGGAGGTATTATTAGATATTCCTTGAATTCTGGTGGTTGTTCTGGATTAACAGGTAAATGGGATATTATAGATAAGTTAGATGATCAAAAAGATGTTGTAATGTGGAGGTCGTGTGAGGATGGTTCATATTGTGCGGCTGCGATGGAACAAGAAGAAGACTGTCATAATTGCTCAAATATGTTTGTGATAGATAAATTTACTCTTGATATTATGGGTATTGAGTCTACGATTGATTATACTGGTGGGCCTTTTAATCCTACATTTAAAGTGACAATACCAGATAAGAATTCGTGCGGGTGTGGGGAGAGTTTTACATTATGAAAAAAGAAGTTTGGATGGATGATGATGTATTCTATTTGTTTTGGGGATATATCGCATATAAAAATTTGAAAGATAAGATGAGGAATTGAAATGAAAGAATACAGTGTAGAAATGATGATCGTTGTAGCAGTCTGCCTAATAGTTTATGGTGGTATTATTACAGCTGATGATGTGGTCAAAGAAGATCAAGTAGCTACTAAAGAACCAGGATCTTCACACGGATGGGTGTATAATACGAAGACGAAAATATTACAATTTTGTATGCAAACATCTCCAGGAGAATATGATGCCAAGGCAGAGGTACTATGTATTCCATATCCCAAAGCGGTAACACCGGTTGATGCGTATCAATCATTCTTCCTAGATCAGGGTGGACCGAAAAACTTCGATCCCGAAACTGAATTGAAGGGTTATCAAGGTATACCAAAAAACTCCGATCCCGAAACTGAACTGAAGGGTTATCGCGGGTAATGTCTGATAAAAAATCCACAATAATACTTGTGATATACGGTATTCTTTATTGGGGATTGCTTTTCTGTTTTATTTTCTATGGGACGGGTCTATGAGTATTTTTGCACAGTCTGATAATTG